AACCTCCTCAAAAAGATGGAATCAGCCAATGAAGGTGGTTACTCCGAAGATCAAGAGAAATACTGGAAACCTTCAGTTGGAAAAGATGGTAACGGACAATTCATCATTCGGTTTCTTCCAGAACCGAGTGGAGAAGAATCTCCTGTTGTTCATCTGTACAGTCACTTTTTCCGGGGTCCGGGCGGTTACTACGTAGAAAACTCCCTGACAACTTTGGGAAGAGGAACGCCAGATCCTTGCTCAGAATACAATTCTATGCTTTGGAATTCTACGGATAGTGATAATCATCCCAACAGAAAACAAGCAAGAGACCAAAAAAGAAATTTGAACTACTATTCAAATATCTACGTGGTCAAGGATCCTGCCAATCCAGCAAATGAGGGGAAGGTTTTCCTCTTCAAGTATGGCAAAAAGATTCATGACATGATTGCTAAGAAACTTAAGCCTGTCTACGATGATGAAGAAAAGGTTAATGTTTTTGATCTGTGGGAAGGTGCCAATTTCCGTATGAGAATTAGCACCGTAAAGGGTGATGGTAGAACTTACTGGAATTATGATGATTCCACTTTTGATGCGCCATCTGCACTTTTTGATGATGATGACAAGTTAGAAGAAATCTACATGCAACAGCATTCTTTGGCTGAAATCGTATCACCCGATAAGTTTAAGTCTTACGATGAACTCAAAGAAAAGCTCAACAAGGTTCTTGGTCTTGATGGTGCTAGTGTTGCAGCACCAAAGCCACAACCAAAACCAGAGCCAGTTAAGCAGACTTCATCGGCAGAATATCTTGATGACGATATTCCGTTTGATGTTGAGCCAAAGGCTCAGGTCGATTTCGCCGACGACGATGATCTTTCAGTCTTTAAATCCTTGATGGATGATGACTAAAATAAAAAGGGGGCTTCGGCCCCCTTTTTTGTAATTATGATCCTGCCGCTGAACCCATTCCAGTTCTTCCAAAATCTTGATAATTTGGATATGCCAGCATATGAAACATCCCAGCCTGTGATGAAATTCCGGGGTTTCCGGGATTTTTTGCAGTGTCTCCGGATCTGTCTGTCGGCCTTACCATTTGATCTTGTAGGTGTGTAGAACCAACAGCAGCTATATCTTGCTGAACTTGTGTATCTTTTCTCACTTCTGATGAAAGAGTTTCTATAATTTGAGAAGCTTTTCCGCCTAGTTCGTCAAAGTTAGTTCCAGCTAAAATACCTGCAGTAGCACCGAAATTGCCACCAGCAGCAGCAATACCAGCCAAAGGATTTTCTCTTCCGAGATCTAAAGCACCTTTTAAGAAAGATCCAACAAGAGGAACTTCACTTAGTCCTGTTCCTTCTAAAAGACCACTAGCCATATCGAATACAGGAGATGCTGCTTTTTGCATCATGCCGGAAAATTCGTTGAATCCTTCTTCGCCCAACATCATTCTAACGCCAGTAATACCAGCAAGACCAGTTGCAAAGCCTTTTAACTGACCGCCGCCCAAAAGAGATGTCAATCCTGCAAAGGCACCTGCCGTTCCTAGAAGAGCAACCAATTCTTTGTTGTTAGTAAACCACTGGATAATACTTTTAAGTGTTGGGTTAGATTCGATGAAACTGTCTAATGCAATTCCACCAACTTCCCGTCTCAGCTTTTTGTTTTCTTCTTCTGAGCCACCAGCAATGAGTGTTTTTGACGTGTCTTCTTCTAATGGTGTAAATTCAGCAAGCTTTGATGCTCCTATATCCGTCAAAGCTTTTTCTACATCAGATTTTTCACCTGTCAAAACTGTTGAAGCTAAACCCGAATACTCCTCACCCAATAGATTTGTTGCTAATGGTGATTTTACTATATCTTCCAAGGATCCAGAAAGAAGTGTTGGGAATGATTCTTCAAGACCGGGAATATCAGGCAGTTGTCCTTTAGTTAAGTATTCTAAAGCTTTAGCTTGTTCTTCTGGTTTCCCATATAGAGCTTTAGCGTAAATATGATCAATTTTGTTGTTTTCTATTGCGGAATCTAGAATACCTTCTGTCTTTCCTACTGAAGACAGGAAAGCTTTTGCTTTAAAATTTAATTTTGATTTGTCAAAAATAATTGAAAGAGGTTGTTTTTCTAAATTATCAACTTTTTTTAAAGCATTTTTAATATTTTCAAGATCATCACCTTTTAAAACATCACCAACTGTCATCAATTTATCAGGGTCCATTGTTTCCATCATTTTAAGACCTGAAACGAGTCTTTGTGATGGACTTTCCTCACCAGCGATGTTGACAATACCTTCAACTGCAGATTTGAAATCTATACTTGCTAAGTCGGGGTAAAGTGCTTTGATGTCTGCTTCATATTCTGTTGCAATATCACCAATAGCTGTCAGTCGGCTTACAGGTGTTTCCGCCGAAGCAATCTGTTCAACAGCCGAAGTAAATGACTTAACCCCTTCACCGGATTGTATTGACTCCAGAATTTCTCTTGAAATTTTAGAAGCCGATGGTAAACTTGCAATATTTGCAGGAAGAGAATTAGTGATAGCAGCAATAGTCCTATCGGGAAACACATTTGCAGCGAGGTTCACGAATTCCCCGGCCACAACCTCCTTTACTGCTTCAGATTTCTCACTCAGTACAGGATATTGCTCTTCAGAACTAGTATTACTTGTTTCTTTTGATTCATTTTTGGTGTAATTTTTTATTTCAGAGTCACCTTTGGGTAGATTGCCAAACTGATCAAGCCATTTCTGTTCTCTGTTTCTTGTTCCACTATATCCGCCGCCATAGTGGTCATCTCCCGCCGGATTAGTTTTGTTGTAAAAAGTTTCATTGCCAGTTCCGTAGTTTATTACCTTTCTCACATCACCAAGTTCTGCAGCTTTTTCTGCAACACGGAGAGATCCATTATGTAAGGCAAAATTACTTTCATTCGAACCTTCAAATACTTCCTCAAGTCTTTGTTTTATTTTTTTACGTAAAGATTCGTTACTATTAATTTCTTCAAGTTGTTTAGATATTTTTCCTTTGTTTACAGGCTCATAATATCCACCACCATACTCATCTTTTAATGATTTTCCGTAAGCATCGGCACGGTTCATCAATGTTTCTAAAAGTGCTCTTTGTGCTTCAGCGGAACTATTGCCAACTTCTGCAATTGTGAGTGCAAGAATATCATTCAGAAACGCTATATTTTCGTCTCCGTATAATTCTTTCTTAAATTTTGCTCTTAAAGCTTTAAGAGCAGCATTATTTTCTGCCATTAGCCTCTAGCCATTTCCTGTTCGTTTTTCTTTTTCTCCAAATAGTCAACTAGCATAGAAGAGTACAACTCCATTTCGAATGGAATCATATTTTCTAAATCAGAAATATTGTATCCATGATGCTGGGCCATATTAAAAATTAGCTTGTAGTAATTTTTAAGGTTGTTATGAGCCAGCAGTATTAAAAAAAATTGTTGATCCCTTTCAACTTCATAGATTTATTCTTTTTGCCTTCTTTCCACTTTGCTTCAACTTCGACAGAAGGCATTGCAGCAATCCAATCCTTACACTCTTCAATGTTCTTCACGGTAAGAGAATCAACAAACTCTTCCTTTTCATGATCACTGTAAGAATAAAATTCGTATGTTTGATCTTCGTGAAATACTGATTTGATGCAGTATTTTAGTGTATCAAAAAATGCTTGAACATCATTATCAGTTGTCACCCTAGAAATTTCATCAAGAGTTGGGTACTTCATGATTAAGGCTGTGTGATCATTGATAATAATTCTACCTACTACATCAGACGAAACAATATTCACGTCCTCTAGATTTACAGTTGCAGGACACCTTTCACCAGTATCAGGATCTGTGATTTCGATCTCGATAAATTCTCCAACAGAGTTGATTCTTAGTTGGATAAAAAGGTATTCAATATCGTAGTAAGGAAGTCTGCTAATATCCAAAGAATCATCAACAACACAATTTTGAATTACTTGTTTGATAGCAAGAAAGATTTGATCTTTTTCACCAGACTGTTTTGCCATCAAAAGAATTTTTTCTTCTTTGACCAAAAATGGTCTCATTAATATTTCTCTGTTTAAAGATGGGATTTTGGTCTTAAAAACAGCAGTCTGAATTTGTGGTAACATTTTTCATCCTTTAATCAATCTGTGGTCCAGTACTAACGGTTCCAATTGGAGGTCTTGTTTTAGGTCTTTCGGTAATAGGAGGAACTACATCCGGCATCGGAATCTTATTAACGTAACCGGGTTCTCCAAATGATGCTGATGGGAAACGTCCTCCACCAAATGCACGCATCGAGTAAGATCTAAATTTGATCACACACGATACTGTAGCAATAGCGTCTCCATTGCCCCAATCAAGTGATACGTCTGAAACAGAAGCGATGTATGCTTGGTTCAGGGAGTAGATTGTGATTGGTCTGCCTTGTTGATTGTAATGAGTTATAGAAACGCCTGTGCCAGATCCCTGACCTACAAATCCGTTAGGATCTACAATAGAATCAAGCATTTGGTTGAGAGCGGATAAACATCTTCCTTCATTGTCTAGAAGAAAGCTAAACCCTGCTCCACCATATGATCTCGAAACTGCTCTTTCCAAAGGTCTGTAAGGTCCGTTGCTAAAAGTATCGGTAACTACACTAGAGCCGGGTAAAGTTCCAGAAGAGGCTTGAAACCTCAATTCAGGAAAGCTTGAGAAGAAGACTTCAAACAAAGCTGCCTTTGCAAAGTCGTTCTTAAATCTTCCTTTAAACTGTTCTATACTAAAGCCCATTTTAAATCCTATCGAGTGAATCTTTTTGTGCAATTCCAGCAACACCTGAACTAGGCGCTCCTGTCCCAATGGCGAACATTTCAACAGGTAAGAATAAA